ATTGCGTTTACGTCAACAGGCTCCGGCGAGATGGCCGGTTGGCCTTGGACTTCTTCTGCCACGATTTGCTCCTTGCGCCTCTTTGTGGGCGCTCTAATCAGGTGCGGCTGGCAATATGCTCCGCTACCAGTTCACTACTGCTCTGATCCTTTCGCTGATCGTCCTTTGTTGGATGGTCGCCTCGGCCAGTTTCCCGGTCTCGACGTAGCCCCTCAGCTTGGTAACGATTGCGGTGAGAGCGACTAGCTGTTGAGCTAGTTTCTCCCGCGTCTTCTCGTCGGTGAAAGCCGAGCGTTCAATACCGGTAATCAAAGCCTCTCTGACTTCCTGAACGGCTTCCTTGAAAAGCTCATCCCCAAGGATCTGTTCTGCTCTTGCGGCTCTTTGCAGCTCTTCTTCAGAGGTCAAGCTGTTCTCTTCCACATATATACCGTGATGTACGGGTTCATCAGGCTAAAACTCGCCACCCCGCCAACAGGATCAGCAGTTGACGCCGTAATCCCTGTAGTCGCGGTCGAAGTCGAATAGCCAGAATTAACCCGCGTGTTAGTTGACGTGTCGGGCGTGTAACCTGCAAGCCCACCCGTCGTTGCACTGTTCACCCCTTGGACGTGGGCGTGTCCCGGGTCCGTAACCGTGACTCCGTGCGTGTGATTCACAACAGCGGAGGAAGACTTCGCGCCTCCAGTTTTCTCTACCGTGTCGAAATCCGTGTCTGCAGCATCGAAACCAACCAACATCCTGCCCGCAGCGAAGGCACTCCACGTTCCATAGCCCAACAACGTCGCAGGGTCGGTACTGACCACCGCAATGAACACCGACCCCACAGGGAAAGCCTCTCCACCGCTGCTTGGATGCGTGTGATCGCCAGCCGCCACCGTGCCTGCAGCAGTCCCGACATCCTTGGATGCCGAATTACCCAGCGACGGCTTACCAGTGAGGTCTGCATACACCCCACTGAAGCTGGATGTCCCCTTGGCATCCAGCGCAGCTTTCAGGTCGGTCTGATTCGCCAACGTGCCGGTGATCGCCCCCCAGCTACTACCGCCAGTCCCACCGGCGTTATCATCAACGTACTGCTTGGTCGCCACATCAGAGGGTGAGGCACAGCTAGCGTCAATTACCTGTATCTCATGCCCCTGCGTGGTTACTAACTTAGTCACGACACGGGTTTAGAAGGCTTCGGGTTCGGTTTGGGTTTGGCCTTCTCTTTCACGATGTCGAGATGGCCTTGAAGCAGTTGCTCGATCTTGGTCTGGTGGTGTTGTTGAGCTTGTAGGGCGCTATCTACCATCCCTTTAAGCACCGTCTGCTGCTGGTCGTTCGCCCCTTGCTCTTGGGCAATCTTGATCTGGGCTAGAGCGTCAACGACTCTTTGGCGGTTCTGCTGTTCAGCTTCCACCATCGTCTTCACGATCTCGGCTTGGTGCTTGAGTTCTTGACTCGCCTTCTCGACCATCGCCTGGTACTGAACCTTGCCGGCCTCCAACTGCTGCCTCATTTGTTCCAGTTGGGCGTCCATCGCCATCTTGTCGCGCTTCTGGGCGTCTCCCAATTCGGCTTTATGAGCCGCCAGTTGGAGCTTCAGCATCTCTGGGTCGGGCTTCTCTTGCGGCGGCCCCATCGTCTCGGGGTTCGTCACCAACATATCGGCGTCTTTCGGGAACACCGCCCGAGCTGCTTTGTGGAGCAGGTTGTAGACGTTGTTTTCCGTAACGCCCCTGAACCCAAGCTGCATTGCCCCAGAGAAGAGGTTCCCCAGAAGCTGCACGCCGTTAAGAGTGGTCTGTTGCGATCCAGTGCCCAGACCCACAGTCACAATCATGTTGAACTTGTTCTTCCACTCCCGAGGGTCGATCTCGACCCAGCGGTTTCTCAGCTTCACCACCTGGGGTTTCTGCTGGTGCTTGGACGTGAGTTCCAGAATCTTCGAGAACAGTTGCTTGACAACCGTCTCAGCGAGAATCCGCGCCATCAGGTTGATGCGCTCCTGAGACGCGACGTGAACGAGTTCCGCTGTGTGAGCCTTGGCGTTCAAGGCATCGGGATCAACCGCGTCCCCGAAATCCCTGGACCCAACCCGGTTCGTCTTTACCTTATCGAAATACTCCAGAAGGTTATAGAACGGCGCCCCGAGGAGAGGGTTATCAATCCTCTGCACCGCGTTCATGGCCTTCATGCGGACAATGCCGTTAGGACGAACGGTTAGGAGGTCGTCCATGTTGACCATGCCATCCAGAACCGCCATACGACCGTTGTTCGCAACGTAGGCGTTGTCCAGCAGGTTACGGGTAATCGTGGACTTGATTAACTGAATGTCTTTAACCAAGTCGTGGATCGACAGCCCGTAATGCTTGTGCGGCATGAGAATCGCCGTCCCACCAACAACCGGGAGGCTGTCAAACTCCACGTTGTCGAGAATCGTCTTCCCGACTTTCGTTACCTTACGGTATTCAGCAATTCCGTCTTCGTCGAAATCAACGTAAAGATAAGCTTCCCCCAGCCAGACCTTACGGCTCGAGGGATCTGAAGTCTCGTCGGTCTGCTGGTTAGCGTTGGCGTCATCGAAAATATTTCTTTCGGTGCGCTCAAGGCTGAAGTCTGCATTAGCAGAGAAGTCCGCAATATCATCCGGAACGTCAAAGCCCATCTGCCGAATCTCGGAGATGGTCTTGAGAGTCCTGTGCTCAACGAACCTCGCTTTCGTAAGGTCGTTCGGAGCGTCCCTAGAAATGAGCACTTCTTCAGGCGGAACGGGATCAACGCAAATCTTCCCGTACTTCTTGGTGCGACGGAAAACTACTTTCTCGTACAGCTCACCTTCGTAGCCTTGAGGCTCGCCGGTTTCCTTGACTACTGTCTCTTCAAGCTCAAGCTCCGGGTCTTGAAGGAGCATCTGAACCTCTAGCCCAGACAAATCCTCATAAGTCTCGATGCCTGAATCGGTGTAATCCTCCCAGTAGACTTTCGCGTAGCCGTTCTTTTGGAGAAGCGCGTCTTTAAAGAGACAGTAAAGAGTAAGAAAGCCGTTATTTAAACGAGTGAAGATGTAGTTGATGTAGTCCGTTGCTTGTTGAGCGGCGGCTTCATCTTCTACGTTCTGCGGTTCAAAGCGCACGATCTCATCGGAGGACGTGAAGATCGCCATTAAAGGAGGAAGAATGCCCTCCACGGCGTCTTTCACTTCCGTAGTGACTACCTGGCTACGGCCCTCGATCTCATTGCCATAGGGGAGCCCGTAGTAATACTGCATGGCTTCCCGGCGTTGTTCGGCAAGAGCGCCAGAGGTCGAGGAAATACAGTTCCCCTCCTCCTGCTCGATCAAAGCAAGAAGTTCGTCTTCGCTCATGTCGGCCTTTTTCTTCTTGTTATTGGCCGGGAAGGAGATTCAGTCTTGCTTCCGTCCCATGCGGGCCTTCATGGCCTTGATTTCGCCCTCGAGCTTGGTAATACGCTCGGCGGCTTCGATTTGCTTCTGAACGTGCTCTGCAATGGCGTCTTCTACCTTTTTCGCCACGTCCACCTTCAGTTGCTTAAATTCGTTGATTAACCACTGCACTTCACACCACCCCTGACTTCCCGTAGTTGATGGGCTTGGCCCATGTATCGTTCACGTTGATGTGCTTGCAATGAAGAGCTGCGTATTGCCCCGCCTCGACCGGATGCGAATACTTATTCTTCGCCGGCACATCCTTGTATTTATCGACAGAGACTTGAACGCGGTCGTAGCAATAACCTCCGTTCAATCCCTTTCTGGTCATCACTGCCTTTGGAGAAATCAAGAAGCCAGGCTGGCCGTCGGTCATCTTGTTCATCGGGTCAGCCAGAGCCTCGATCCGGGCCGTCAAATCGTTGGAAATTGCTGGGACCGCAGAGAAGCCCTCTTCGGCAAGAATCGAAAAACAGGTAGATTCCTCAGTGTCCCTACCATCCAAGCCGGCAGGGTCGCCGACTACGATGATCTGGCAGTCGCGGTAGTTCTGGGCGATGTGGGGTTTCAATAAATCCCTAGCAAACACCCTCACGCCCATCCCCTGGGCTACTACCTCATCCAGAATCCTGAATTGACCTCTCTTGGTGATCTGACAAAACACCGCCGCCGGGGTCCGGCCGTAGTCATGCCCGACGATGATCGGGAGATTCTTTATCGGCTCAATCTCCCGACAGTGAATTTCATCGTTGTACTCTTCGTAGACTGGCTTTCCAGTGCTTACGGTGGCGTATTGCCCGCAGACCTGGGCTTTGATCCAATTCTTCCGCTTCCCAGCTGCTTGGCGGTAGTAATACGCATACCCGCCGTCTAGGTTCGGGATGTTCTCCGCCAGAGGATTCGGCTCGAGCTTCCCATTTACCTCGATTAACCCACCAGGCTGTTTAAAGAATTCGTAGAGCTTTTGATCAGGCCTTAAATATCCCATCTCGCGGAGCTTGGCTTCAATACCAGCCATCTGCTCCTGAACCTCTTCATTGGCACCCTCTGCCAAGGCATACCACCAGCCATCATCATCTGGGGGGTTGGTGTCCATAATCACCCCGCGCCACGTTGGCCCGCCTTCTTTCGTAGGAGGAAAACGACCGACCCGCTCAGTTAGCTTGTTTAGAACATCTACCGGGAGTTCTCGGGCCTCATTTACCCATGCCCCGGTAATTTCCAGGGAAGACAGCTTCTCAATCTCCTGGGGACTTTCGACCGGAAAGAACAAGACCTCAATCTCAGCCCTAGTCCCGTCCGCTAACGGCAGCTTCACCAATGAGCTGATCGGCGCGTCCCACTTCATAGGCGCAACTTCTTGGGGGAACCATTGCTGCCACGTCCTGATCGTCGTGGACTTCAACTCAGGGTAAGTGGCCCGAATAACCGCCCAGCGTGTCTTCCTAACGCCCTGGAAAGCTTTCTGCTCACACCCCCTAGTGAATATCTCCATACAGCACGCGCTGCTCTTGGAGCTTCCTACAGGCCCCATCAACCCCCTCACAAAAGCATCGGATTGATGGAAAGCCTGCGCTACCGGACCAGCAGGGGTGTAATTAATGGATAACGCCAAACTTAACCCCCGCCCGATTCGCGTAATACACGAGCGGAGCGATTGGCTTTGCTAGCCCTGTATCGCCTCATGTATGCGTTGTATTTAGACCTGTTACGAGATCGCCAGCGATTTACTCGGCGTCGATTGCCTTCTCTAGACCGAGAAGATCGCGTGCGTGATAGTGGCTCCAACCGCTACACCCCCGGGGCCTGTCTTTTCTCCCCCGGCCCACGGCCTAGGAAAGAGATTCCTTGCCCCGGCCAGGTAAGCATGCTTTGGGCTGCGGGCCGATCAATGACTTACGAGCGATAGTTCAAGCACTGCAAGGTTTTTTATGTAAACTCTCTCAACTATCGCCGCTAACCTCTTGATCTATAACGACGCGGTTTTCGCTCTCTCGTCTCAAGTTGATATTGATTTGCACTTGAGAATGGTTCTGCGTCGCATCCTGGCCGTACAACCGACGATATACGCGCTCCAGCTCCCACTGCGCCGAGCGTTCATTCGCCTCTGCAATGCGGATCTGCTCGCGTATACGCGCGAGACTAAGAGTGTCGGCGGCTGTCTTCGCCTCTGTTCTTAGTTTGCTCAAGTCTGCGCTTGCTGATTCTCGTCTAGCGACTGCTCTGGCTCTCTGAGCTTCTTTCCACTCTTCTTCGTGGTCTCTAATGAGGAGAGCGTACAGAGTTACGTCGCTTGTCTGGTAGTCGGGGGCCATGTCTGCTACTTGCTCGCCGTTCATGTATCTGGCGAGTACCGATGCGGCTATCTGGTCTCTACGCTCGGTCGGTAGATTTGCTAATGGCCGCTTTGCCAAGCTCAGAGCCCTGCTTGAGCCTGTCTGCCCACCATTGCCTTCGTTCGCGGAGTCTGCGTTCATATTTAGCCATTGCCTTTAGCTTTCGTGCTTCGCTCGGCTTGGCGTTCATGGGTGAAACTGTCCTAGCTGCTTGAATGCGTCTCTCAGCGCATATCGCC